AAGGCTGGCGTAAATGAGCATTGAATACCGAGGTAAGACCTTCCCTGGCTACAACAAGCCAATCAAGTCAGACCGTCCTGAGAAAAAGAAGATGGTATTGGCTAAGGAAGGTGACAAGGTTAAGCTGATTCACTTCGGTGATTCCTCTATGGGGCATAACTACAGTCCAGAGGCTAGAGCAAGTTTTAAAGCAAGGCACGGTAAGAACATTGCTAAAGGCAAGATGTCAGCAGCCTATTGGGCAGACAAGGCATTATGGGCAGGTCCAAGTGGAAGTAAGAAGATGCCCCCTAAATCACAAAAGGTAAAAAAAGGAGTTTAATGTGGCAGCGTCTAAAGGTGGAAGCAAAACGGTATTTGGTAGCAACAAGCCTGTACAAAGCAATAAACCAGATAATCCAAATAGTGATTATCGCAATCGTTCTCCTAGAGAAAGCAATGCTGCTAAGTCTCGTGCCTCTCTTTTGGAAAAAGATACTGGTACTGCTGTTAGGCGTGATGTACAGCGTGTTGGTACAGGACTTAATCCAACAGGAAAAAGTGCACTTACCCGAGCAGCGCAGACTGAAGCTGCAGGTCGTGCGACAACTCGTTTAGCTTCTCGTCTTGGCTACGCAGGTGCTGCATTTACTGCAGGACAGTACATTGGTGACAAGATTAATAAAATGTATCCAGATCTTGGAAAGACAGTCGTTGATAAAACAGTAGGTAAAGTTATTGACGAGCTTGCTGTTAAAGGTAAAAGAGCCGAGCTAACTCCAGAAGCAAAGAAGCGTGTAGCTAAAATTATTCGTGAGAAGGTAGAGGGTGACGGTAAGGACCAGCGAGTCAATCCTAAAGATTACCCAACCTATCAGAAAAAAACAAAGAGTGCTGCTACCTTCCGTGAGGAATTCAAGAAGGCTAAGGATGACGGCAAGAAGACATTTACTTTTGAGGGACGAACCTATAAGGTTGCAGACGGTCCCAAGCAAAAGATGATGGGTGGCGGTTATGCAATGAAAGGAAAGAAATAATGGCAGCTTTCAAACCCTGTAAAGGATGTCCTACTCCTGCTAAGTGCAAAACAGCAGGTAAGTGTCTTAAGAAGAAGATGGCAATGGGAGGGACAACTACCGACATGATGCCCCCTAACTACGGACCCCAGCAGAAACAACAACAAGTGGGTGGTAGCATGACCCCCGGTATGATGAACCGTGGTGGCATGGGCAAGAAAAAGAAGGCAGCCCCTAAGGGACCAGCCATTATGATTGCCATTGCTATGCCGCCTAAGAAAAAGAAAGCAAAAACAAATGAAACTAAAACCACTAAACGATAATAGCGGCTTAAACTTCCGGGTTTCGGGTGGCGGTAGTAGCAATAAATATGGAACCGGCGGTGGTGGTCGTGTATCTGTAAGTAAAAACATTGGAAAAAATACAACAGTAGAAGCTTACGCAGATGTTGGAGCCTTTAAACCAAAAGGCCAGGGCGTAAAAAAAGATACATCGGGTTACGGCTTGAGCATAACAAAGCGTTTTAATAAAGGCGGCGTAGCTAAAAAGGGTAAAAAGTAATGCCACTGGAACTAGGAAAAAGTAAGAAGGTCGTTTCCAGAAATATCCAAAAGGAAATGGCAGCAGGCAAGCCGCAGAAGCAAGCCGTTGCCATAGCTTTATCTAAGGCAGGCATGAGTAAGCCCAAGCCAAAGAAAAAAACTAAGTTTGTTTAAAAGAAAGATAATTAAATGCCTATAACACAGCTAGGAAGTAAATTCCTAACTGAATCAATAACAGTAAGTGCAACTTCTGGTGGAGCAAGTGGAAATGTTTTGTACACTTGCCCACCTAATTTTTCTGCATATGTACACTTTTTATTGATTAGTGCAGGTGCTCAAGCAAATAAGAAAGTATCCATACAGTTTTATCACCAAGAAGATACAACGTACCATTACTTAGTTAATGCCTTAGACATGGCAGCTAATACCATACAGCAAGTTATTAATGGTAATTTTATTACATTACATCCAGGTGACAAGATTGTATGCTTTACAGATACAGCAAACAATTTTGATGTAACCATATCAGCAGAAGAATATTTTGACCCCACTCGATTTCAATGACCGGTAAGAATGCAACTAAGTCCCGGGTTAATCAGGCTGGAGTGTATACAAAACCTACACTCAGGAAGCAGCTATTTGAAAAAATTAAAGCAGGTAGTTCCGGTGGTGCCCCTGGGCAGTGGTCTGCCCGAAAAGCACAAATGCTTGCCAAAGACTACAAAGCCAAAGGTGGCGGGTACAAAACTTAACCAAAGGATAGACATATGTGGGTAGCCCTATTTATTTTCTGTAATCCAATCGAGGGCTGCATGGCGGTAACCTTTGATGATCAACAGCCTAGCTATGCAACTCAGCAGGCTTGTGAAGAATACACAGAAAACAAAAGTGATTATGTAGTAAAGGTGCTTGGTGAAAAGGGTGTCCCTGGTATCTTGCACTACAAGTGTGAACAGAGCGAAGGTGAAGGCAAGTGGCTTTAAAGAAACCCCAGAAAGATCTGGTGGCATGGACCAAGCAGGATTGGAGGACTAAGTCTGGTAAACCATCGACACAAGGCCCCAAGGCAACTGGTGAAAGGTACCTACCTGCAAAGGCGATTAAAGCACTCTCGGCATCCGAATATGCCGCCACAACAGCAGCTAAACGTGAAGGAACAAAAAAAGGAAAGCAGTTTGTAAGCCAACCTAAGCAAGTGGCTAAGAAGGTTCGACCTTACAGGAGATCAGCATAATGGCAAGAGAACTTACAGAGAAACAACAGAAATTTTTAGATGTCCTTTTTGAAGAGGCAGCGGGTGATGTACGCCGTGCAAAAGAGTTGGCAGGCTATGCCGACTCGGTTCGTGTACCCGAAGTCATCAAAGGTATCAAGGAGGAAATCCTAGAGCGTACCCAGATGTACATGGCCCATAATGCACCCCGTGCTGCCATGTCTTTGGTGAGTGGCATGATTGACCCCACCGAGTTGGGACTAAAGGATAAGCTGAGTGCAGCCAAAGATCTATTGGATCGTGTTGGCTTGGCTAAGACAGAGAAGGTGCAGGTTGAAGCTTCCAATGGTTTGATGATTCTACCTGCTAAGGAAAGAGAGAAAGAGGAAGAGTAATGACCCTGCCTGTACGTAGGAGTGCGGGTAAATGGATTCTTCCCCAGCCTAAGTCGGCATATGAAACCGGTGAGTTTCTGCCGATACCCAAGTTAAGTAACTTCGTAGATTTACCGTTTGGCTATAAGCAGAATCCAGACAACCCTTTACAACTTGATCCGATTCCTGTAGAATTGGAAGCTTTACAAAAAGCTAAAAAGTACTTAAGACAGTACTCAAGTCGGTTGGTTGCAGCATGGCTAACCAAGGTCACTGGAAGATCCATAACCCATTACGGTCTGTTACGAAGAATAAAGAGTGAGCAAAAAGATCAATCAACGGCTACCAGCCTCTGGTCCTGGGCCGCAAGGTACAAAAAGGCGATCCAGCTTGCGGAACGATATGAAAAGAGGAAAGGCAAGCGCAGCTTCGAGAGGGCGCAAAAGCTCATCGAAGCAGCAGAACGAGTTAGCACTCCCAGAGATAAGGGAGATAACGATAGAGGAAGTAGCGAGTCTAGCGGAAACAGAACAGAATCAGCAGTCGCAGCATAACGATGTAGGAATTGATACACAGAATGTTGTCTTCAAACCAAACCCTGGTCCACAGACAGCATTTCTTGCAGCGGGAGAACGTGAAGTACTGTACGGAGGAGCAGCAGGAGGAGGTAAATCCTACGCCATGCTGGCAGATCCACTACGTTACATGGGTCATCCGCAGTTTAGTGGCTTGTTATTACGACATACAACAGAGGAATTACGGGAACTGATCTGGAAAAGTCAGGAGATGTACCCGAAAATCTACCCAGGCATCAAGTGGTCAGAACGAAAGATGCAATGGGTGACTCCTCAAGGTGGCAGATTGTGGTTTTCCTACCTAGATCGGGACGAAGATGTGCTCCGATACCAAGGTTTAGCATTTAGTTGGGTAGGGTTTGATGAGTTAACGCAGTGGGCGACCCCCTTCGCATGGAATTATATGCGCTCACGACTGCGAAGTACTGCACCAGACCTTCCTATCTACATGAGGGCGACCACAAACCCTGGTGGACCGGGGCATGCATGGGTTAAAAAGATGTTTATTGACCCATCCAAGCCCGGTAAAAGCTTTTGGGCTACGGACATAGAGTCGGGGGATACCCTAACTTACCCCAGAGGCCATAGTAAAGAGGGGCAACCTCTGTTTAAGCGTAGGTTTATACCTGCAATGTTGACAGATAACCCTTATCTTGCGGAGCAAGGTGACTATGAAACCATGTTGTTGTCATTACCGGAGCATCAACGCAAGCAATTGCTGGAAGGTAACTGGGATGTAGCCGAAGGTGCTGCCTTTCCAGAGTTTAATAGGAAGATACATGTTACTGAAAGCTTTGAAATACCTAAAAACTGGGTTAAGTTTCGTTCTTGCGACTACGGGTATGGCAGTTTTTCTGCTGTCCTTTGGTTTGCTGTCACCCCAGAGGAACAATTAATCGTATACAGGGAGTTGTACGTCAGTAAGGTGCTGGCAAAGGACTTGGCAAGGATAGTATTGGACCTAGAGTCCAACGATGGCAACATTAAGTACGGCATATTGGACTCAAGCTGTTGGCATAAGCGTGGTGACACCGGACCTTCCCTTGCAGAACAGATGATATTGGAAGGTTGTAGGTGGAGGCCGTCAGATCGGTCAGCAGGTTCGAGGGTAGCAGGTAAGAATGAACTGCATCGTAGGTTGCAAGTCGATGAAGACACCGAAGAACCTAGGTTATTGTTCATGGATAACTGTACAAACCTGATTGCCCAGCTACCTGTACTGCCTCTGGACAAGAATAACCCAGAGGATATTGACACAAAGGTTAACTTTGACCACCTGTATGACGCATTACGGTACGGTGTAATGAGCAGACCTCGTTTTAGTATCTGGGACTATGACCCCCATAATGCTCGACCCAGTGGTCAGCAAGTCGCATGTAAAACTTTTGGATATTAAACTATGGCAGAAGAAATGAATACAAATCCCAACCAGATTGGTTTGGAAGATGTCAATGAAGCAAGTCAAGAGGAGATCTATGTAAGCCCTCTGCTTGATCATGTTATGGAAAGATTCCATAAAGCAGAAGATGCAAGACGAGTAGATGAAGAAAGATGGATGCGAGCTTATCGCAATTATCGTGGTATCTACGGTTCGGATGTTCAATTCACTGAAACAGAAAAATCCCGTGTCTTTATCAAGGTTACGAAGACTAAAACACTAGCCGCCTATGGACAGATAGTCGATGTACTATTCGCAAATAATTCATTCCCTATTAGTGTCGAACCCACCATCCTACCGGAAGGGGTGGCTGACACGGTTCATTTCGACCCTGCTGACAAGACACAGGCAGCGAAGGGCGTAGAAGCCTCCCTGTACGGCTACAAGGGTGACGGTAACCCCCTACCACCTGGAGCTACTGCAAGGACCTTGATGGACCGCTTAGGCCCCTTAAAGGACAAGCTAAAGGATATAGTTGGCCTGAAGGAAGGCCCAGGTGTAACACCTTCTGCTATGACGTTTAGCCCTGCACAGATTGCGGCTAAGAAGATGGAGAAGAAGATTAAGGATCAGCTTGATGAAAGCAATGCCAGCAAGCAGCTTCGGTCTGCTGCTTTTGAGATGGCATTGTTTGGTACTGGTGTAATGAAAGGCCCCTTTGCAGTTGACAAGGAATATGCCAACTGGGATGAAGAAGGTAGCTATACACCCACAATTAAGACAGTCCCTTACAGTTCCCATGTAAGTATCTGGAACTTCTACCCAGACCCAGATGCTGTAAACATGGACGAAGTCCAGTTTACCATCGAGCGACACAAACTTAGTCGTACCCAGCTACGAGCATTGAAGAAGCGTCCTATGTTTAGGGCCAAGGTTATTGAAGATGTTATTAGCTACGGTGAAAACTATGTTAAGAAGTACTGGGAAGATGACCTTACCGATTATGTTTCCAATCAGGAGATTGAACGGTTTGAAGTTCTTGAGTACTGGGGCGTGGTTAATCGAGAACTGTTGGAAGACAATGATGTACCCATCCCGCCTGAACTGGAGGATCTAGATGAACTTCAAGCTAATGTGTGGGTGTGTAATGACCGAGTCCTTCGTCTGGTTCTTAATCCATTTAAGCCTGCTCGGATCCCGTACTACGCTGTACCCTATGAGTTAAATCCCTACTCCATTTTTGGTGTGGGCGTTGCCGAGAACATGGACGACACCCAGACATTGATGAACGGTTTCATGCGTATGGCTGTGGATAACGGTGTTCTATCCGGTAATCTCGTATTTGAGATCGATGAAACCAACCTAGTCCCAGGTCAAGACATGTCGGTCTACCCAGGCACGGTCTTCCGTAGGCAC